TGAGCATGGTTGCCCTCCTATGGTTGGAAGGCAGCGCAGCTCAGTGGCAGGCGAACCAGACTTGGAATTCCGTAAGGGCGCAGGCGGAAACTGAAGGACACGGTGTAACCGGTGTATTCAGGCGAACGCTCGTATTGAATGGATTGAGCCCGGTAGTTAACGCCAGCGAAGTGAGCGTCACCAAAGCCGTGCAATGGATGCTTCTCTGGGATGTTATCTTGACGCACCCGAAAGAGCTTCCCGATCATTGGTTCCAGGGTGTGCCAGTTGGGACCACGAGGGTCACGGAACGGGTCCACTTGAGCCTTCTTAAAGGCGTCCACTTGAGCCTTCGTTTGGGCCTCAATGAGATCCTTCACGGCCTTCGCTACGGAGTCCTCAGGCTTCGCAGGTGGAGCGATCCAGATGTCACGGTTGGAGTTCTCAGGGTCGGTCCCGAAGGTGTACCCAAGGGCCTCAGCGAGAGCCGTAGCCAGCTCGCCTTTACGCAGGTGCTTACGGACTTCAGTGTTGTTCATGTGTGTTCCCTCCTTTCTGCATAGGTTGGTTTAGGGTTTGCAGAAACTAAAAAGCCCCCTTTCGGAGGCTCTTGGATTTCAGCAATCCTTAGCTGACTTTCTTGATGTCCTCAGCGCGCCAATGGGTATTGACACGATGCTCAACGGCCTTGCCATACGCCTCTTGGGTTGCCTTTATGGCAGCCAGGAGATCAGCCTCGCGCTTGACAGCAGCCTCAGCGCGTTTGCGTTGGATACGGCCAGCCAGGACCAGCAGGAAAGTTACGAGGTCGAAGTTCTTCATGGGATGGATCTCCTGTTTAAAAGTCTGGGGATTGACCTTGCCAAGCGGCTTCAGTCTTGTCTGATTCTTCTTCGGCATCTGGGCGCCAGCCATGAGGCTTCGCGACCAATCGGCCAGTTCGTTTGTCGTATTCCATATAGCCAGCGATACCAGTCTCACCAGTGAAGCGGCACTTCAGGATTCGGAACAGGATCAGGTTTGGGTTTGCCCCTTGCTGGTTCCTTTCTACGGCGATGATCGTGTCACTCAGTTGGCGGAGACCGCCTGAGCCACGCAGGTCCGTTGCCGATACTGGGCGACCTTCCTCGTGCGGCTTGCCCTTGTCAGGGTTCTTCAAGTGACAGATCACAAACACAGCCACGCCCTTGGCTTTCGCAAAGGACTTCAGCTTGGTCATCAGGCGGTCGATGGTCTTGCGCTCATCGTTGTCGCCATCCATTGCAGACACCACAATCGAGATGTGGTCGAGGACAATTACCTTGCAGCCCTCAGCGGCCACCATGTATGCCAACTTGGCTAACAGGCGATCCTCAGCGGCTTCCGCAAAGGCGTCATAAAGAAACAGCTTGTCCGACTCGAAGATCTCATCGAAGGCCGAATCAAACATTTCCTCAGTGGTCTCATCGGGGTTCTGACGGACACGAGAGCCCATGTGGAGCCCAACGATGTCCTGAACGGTTTCCTCAACGGCCTCTTCGAGCATGGCTACGCCACACGGAATGCCTTCGTTGTGGAACAGGTTGTAAACGTTCTGGCGCACGAATGTAGACTTGCCCGATCCTGAACCGGACGTCACCAGAACCACTTCACCCTCTCGGAAGTCCTTGGTCATCTCTCGGAGTTCGAAAGGTGCCTCTAAGGGCATCGAAGGGATCTGTTTCTTCTCCTTGATGCGGGCCTTCAGTGACTTCGCAGAGACCACACCATCAGGTACGAATGGCGAGGCGTTCCACATGGCATCCATGACAGCCTTGGCGTTCTTCTGTTGGACGCACTCGTTGGGATCTTTGAATGGAAGGACAGCGATCTTCACCTTGCCCGGTGGAAGAACCTCAGCGGCCTCTTGAGAAGCGAGGCGACCCGGCTCATCCATGTCGAACATGAGGATGATCTCGTCGAACTGATCGAAGTATTCGTAGTTGGCAGCACAGGTCTTCTTGGCAGCCTTCGATCCGTGCCCAATGGACACCACTGGATACTTGCCACCTTGGAGCTGAGCCACAGTCAGGCAGTCGATCTCGCCTTCAGTGACCACGATCTTGCGACCACCATTCCACAGGTGACGACCAAAGAGAGCTTCCTTCGAGTGGTCCCCTTTAGTGCAGAACTCTTTGGACGCCTCACGGACCTTCTGGGATTGAAGGTTGCCTTGAGAGTCGTAGTAGTTCGCCACTTGGACAGGGACCACTTTGCCAGCGCTCGGCGTCCACGCCTTGCCTACCCAGTAGCCGTAGAGACGGCAGATGGATTCCTGAAGGAACCTTGAAGGCAGGTCTTGATAGCGGCCTTGGCATTCACTCATCGACAGCGTATCAGCGTGGCGCTTGGTCTCCCTTCCGCCTTGCCCACGGTCAGTCCCATCGGGGGCCTTATAGGCTTCCTCAGGTGAGCAGGCAAAGCAGTACTGGTGACCATCGGAGAACAAGGAGTTAGCGTCAGACGACCCACAGGTCTCACAAGGAATGTGCTGAATGAAGACGCTTTCTTCTTGGTCTTCAGTTGACGACATCTCGCACCTCGATCTGATCAACGTATCGGCCATCGCGCATTGGTGCCTTGTGGATCAGATCGAGCCACTTGGCTTCCATCTTCTCCGCACGGGAACCACGAGCGTCTTCACGCAGGCGCACCAGATTGGTCCAAGAGTCAGCACCCATGAAGCGAATAGATGCCCCTTCAATCCCCCGTTGAATGCCAGTGATTGCAAACTGGTTCAGGTTGTAGTCGAACTTCTGGATCGCCTCAGAGACACAATCGGTCTCGTAAAGGATCACGTCGATCTCACTACCAGAGATCTTCCAGACGCCCTGAAGGCGATCCGAATCAGACCCTGTGTGGTACTTCGGGAACTTCTCGTAAGTGAAGCCACCTTCATCGAGCGCTCTGGAAACAGTCTCCGGGTCGGTGCCCGCGCAGATGATGTCGATGTCTTTTGGTTCGACCCCAAAGAACAAGTCACGGGCACAACCACCAGCGATGATCGCGCCGATGCCGTGTCCTATGAGGTGCTCGCAAAGATCAAACCCGCCTTGCAGCAGGGAACGATTCATAGGAACCTCCAGATGTCAAATTGAGTTAGTGCGAACCCTCAAAGAGAACCTAAGAGGGTGTGTCGCAACAGTGAGGGTTTTTACAGGCCGACCGACTTGAGCCAGTCAGCAACAACGAATGACGGACACGCCTTGCCTGAGTCGAGGTCTCGGTGACCAACGATCTTGGCTTGCGGATAGGTGCGCTTTTGCGCGATCAGCAGGAGATGCAGGGAGTTCATTTGCTCAGGAGTAAAGTTATCCTGAGGCTTACCCTTGGCATCTATTCCACCAACTAAGCAGATGCCCAGCGAGTAGGAGTTGTGGCCCTTAACGTGAGACCCAACGACATCATGAGGACGGCCATTCTCGACATCACCATTGCGGCGGATCACGAAGTGGTAGCCAACATCAAGCCAGCCTTGCTGGACATGCCACTGGCGGATCTCTCGAACCCCAATGTCCATGGTCGGCTTGGTTGCTGCACAGTGAACGACGATCAGGTTAGTGACCGGTCGCTTCTTGAATTCTGCCTTAGGCATTACTTACCTCCTTTCGGAATGAGCATCCCCTCAGGGAACTCCTTGCGTGCCTCCTTGAGCCAACTTAATGGGATCAACTTGTCAGCAAACTGAACCCCGTGCTTCTTGCACCAGTCGGCATAAGAAGTTGGGGACCCTTTGTAGATCTTTGAGTTGCTGTTGGAGAAGACCAATCGAATGTCAGCCTCGGGGTATTGCTCACGAATAAGGATGTGCTTACGCCGATCCTCAGTCTCGAAAATACCCTTCGTTTCCACGATGATCCCATTGCGCAACACAAAGTCTGGGTTGTAGCGGGCGACCCTTGCGGGAACCGTGTAATTGATATGGAACATCTCGAAGTCAAAAGGAACCCCGAGCTTGTCCATATGTTTAGCGTTTCGGTCCTCAAGACCAGAACGGAATACTCCTACTCTGGCGTTACGAGGTCCTGCGTAATATGCACCCATAAGTGTCCTCTCCTTATCTTCCAAGGGACGGACCTGTTAATCTCGAACTGCTTAGCCAATGCGGAATCGCTCAGGTCCGATAAGTAAATCTCCTTGACCTGTTCATCAGTTAACCGGGTGCGGCCATGGGCCTGACCTCTAAGGATCACCTTGCGGTTCTTCTGGATCATGTCAGTTACGTTATCGAGTTGAGTTCCTACACTGAGATGTTCTGGTTCAATACATGCAGGGTTATCGCACGAGTGCATCACTACGAGGCCCTCAGGTATTGAACCAAAGTGGGCCTCATAGGAAACTCTGTGAGCGAGCTTGCTCTTACGGATACCGCCTGAAGTCACCGTTATGTTTCCATAGCCGGACGCGTTCAGGCAGCCCATGAAGATCAGACACTCGCCTACTTGTTTGGAGCGCCGTGCGATTCTTTTAAAAATCGACGTTGTCATAAGACGAATCAGGTGGACCGTCACGCTCAGGAGCTTGGCTATCCTGTTCCTTCCAATCGCCATCGCGATCATCTGGAGCTTCGTAACCGTCTTCTTCCTGACCACCCCAATCGTCACCACCAGCGGCGAACTCGACCAGTTTGATCAGCATCACGCTATCGAGCTGCAGCTTCACCGAGGCACCAACAACAGCGCCGAAGGAGTAAGCGAACTGCGAGTAACGGACCTTCAATTCGGAACCACCAGAGATGGCCGGAACAGCGTCAATGCGCTTGCCCTTGGCATCCACGACCTTGAGAACGATCTCTTTGGTCTCTTTGGTTTTCGAGTCCTGATACGAGGCGTAACCCGAGAACTTGAAGGTCACGGTGCCATCGTCATTCTCGAAGAACGGCAGGTCGCCCTCATAGGGTTCCAGCAGTTTCTTACCGCGTTGCAGTTTGGAGCGGGCCTCAGCCTCGCCACCATTGGCCCATGCTTCCAAGATGGCCGCATAGTTGGCTTCGTGAGCCTTGACGATCCGATTGATCATCGGTTGGGCATCCTTCGAGGGCATCGTCAGGTTGACCTTATAGACGCCACGAGGATTACCGAAGCCCTTCTCAGGGTTGCCGTAGTCCGGCTTTTGGATCGAGCAATAAGGCTCAGCCTTGCCCTTTGGAGTGAAGAAGAATTCCTTCTTTGCAAAAGTACCAGCCATTGAGTTGTCTCCTATACAAGTGGGAAGTTGTTGTGTGTCGCAACAGTGAGGGTTTTAAATCAGCGGGACTCTTTGAGAGCCTCACTCTGCTCCCGATACATGAGCGAAGAGGTCTCGCCAACCGGGTCGCGATTAAGTGCCTTGTAGACCGCATAGACGGTTGCCTTGAAGCGAGCCTTTAGGAACCCTTTAGGGAACCGATGGCAGCCGTGGGCTTCGCTCCAAGTGGACACGTTCTGGTGACTTGGGTAGCCGCTATAACCGTTCTTGGTCAGTTGCTGTATCAAGGCCAGCTCAACGATCTCGCGCTGTGCTGTAGTCATCACCTTGGCGTACAGGAAGCCAGCCATTCCAGAGTGTTTGGTCACGGTAAAGTTTTGGATGTGCAGAAGACCATCAGGCAGCTTGCGAGGTACGCCTTGAGCGTGAGCAGTCATTGAGGCACCTCAGAGCGCAAGCGCTGAACGTTGTCTTCACCGTACTCAAGGTCAGCCACTTCGAGCGCCTCGTCGATGTCACGGGCCCAGATAGGGACCTCTTGGGTCTCCCCACGGATGGTCACCTTGGCCGTGAACAGCTTCATCTTTTGCTTCTCAGCGTTGCTCATATCAGATTGCTCCTTGTTCTTCGAGTTGCTCCAACATGCCCCAAGGCTCGCCCAGCTTGTTGACCACGAGGTGATCGAAGTGAGCGGCCATCAAGGCGATGTCTGAGATGTGATAAGGCTGGTCATCAACTCCTGGAATGAACCAGTCGCGGACGATGCGAACCGTGTTGACGGTCTTGTAGACCATGCGCAGATCCTCAAGGGCCTTCAGCTCGTTTGGCAGTCGGCAGTCAGTGACCACAACCATGTCCACGTCAGCCTTGTCGATGCCCTCATGGATCTCCTTAAGACCCTGATCGAGCCACACGTTGGGTTCCTTGCAGAACTCTCGGCGGTACTCGGTGCCGTACTTCTGGAGATGCCAGCGGAGCGAGCGCTTGGCCTTGGTGAAGTTCGGCGTTGGGTCAATGGACAGCCACCAGTCCCGGTATGCGGAATCGGGCAGCTCGTCAATTGCCAACAGTTGGATCTGTTCGTCCTTCTGAGAGCAGTGCATACGGCGCTCAAGTTCAATCGCGTAGTTCTTAAGGGAACCCGCAAGGACCTCAGCACATTGCTTCTTCAAGATGTCCGCAAAGGCCACCCGATGGACCTGATAGCCCTTCGATTCGAGCAGAGCGATCAGGGTGTCCTTGCCGGACTTCCCACGGATGCTGTTGAGGACGAGTATTTGTTTGCCCTGACTCATCCACGCACCCACTTAATGAAGGTACGGAAGGCCGCAACGATAGTCGCCCAGAAGCCAAGCTGTTGAGCTGGGAACTGGTCGATCACTGGAGCTGGACCGAAGCGCCGCAAATTGTCTGCCTTGGCTTCTCGGGATTGGGCGGTGCGATGAATGAAGGAACGGTCTTTCATATTGGTTCTCCTGTTCACGGTTTGAATGTGTGTCGCAACAGTGAGGGTTTTTAATTCTTGGACTTGAGCAGCCACAGGACGAAGCAGTAAACAGCTACGAATCCCCAAGCTATCGAAGCGATGTGTTCCATAGATTTCTCCTATTGTAATGGGCACAAAAAAGCCCCACCGACCGAAGTCGATGAGGCTCATTGAGTTGCTTTAGCGAAGCGTTGCGTGCAACTGGTTTAGGTACTCAATGGCGTATCTTAAGGTTCTGCCATATGCCTTGTAGTAGCCATTCCTTCCCAGGCGTACCTCCCAGTAACTATCAATCCCTCTTGGGTTCCATCGGGCGTAATACTTCATGATGTCACTCCTTGATGAATGGGGAAGAGATCCCACGGAACGAGTCGAACGAAGGGTGACGCAGAGACCCGTCAGGGTAGCGCTCCATGAAGGTCACCTTGGCGGTATATCCTTGGTACGGGTTCAGCGCGATCTCTTGGGTTTCCTCGTAGAGTCCACCGGGAAACTCAGCGATCTCGCCATAAGCCAGTCTCGTGGAATCTGCCACAGCTTTAGTGTACTCATCCATCTTGGCCTTGCTGATCTTGCAGGCGTTGACCACATGGCCGGACTCAAGGAGGACCTCAAAGCCAATCACCTTGCCCTCGTTGGCCTTGCCTGGAGTTCCCCACACGAGCCCCTGAATGATCCCATCCTCGTTGTCATCAGGAACCATCTTCCACCAGCCAGTCACCTTCGAGCGGCGATAGTTGCCCATCGGACTCTTAACGACCAGCCCTTCCTCACCCCGCTCACGGACCGCGTTGTAAACCTCAGAGAGGCTCAAAGGGGTCTCAGTGGGGATCTCGTTGCCTTCCTCGTCTTGGACGATCAGAGGCTCACAAGGGTCCATAGAGAACACATCGAAGGACTCAGCGACACGCCAGTCAATCTCTGGGAAGAACTCCTTGAGTTTGGCTACTTGGTACTCAACGTGCATCTTACGGACGCTCGTGAAGACCTCGTATTCGGAGCCTGAGCGCACAGCTTCCATCGGCACGATGTCGAAGACGTACACGCGGATCTTGTCCAGAGTCACAGGGTCACCTTTGCGTGCCAGGTTGCCGCTGGTGTTCTTGCAAGGGAGTTCCTCGCCATCGTCACCCAGCAGGATCAACTCAGCGTCCAACATGAAGCCCTCATCACGGAACATCGCCTCGCCCAAGTTAGGGTTGAAGAACTTCGCCCAGCGTGGGTCATTGTCCAGCGGTGAACCGCCTTCAAGGATTGCAGGGAAGCCCTTACCTTCACGGCTGAGCCAACTGACACCTGCCCAAGCCCCCCAGCCGGGATTGGTATCAACGATCAGGTTCAAGCGGACACCATCCTTCTTCACATCGACGATCAGATAGGACTCATCGAGAACCTCTTGGACAGCCTTGGAGCTGAAGTCGGTAGGGCGGAATGGTTTGGTGTTCAGGACTACTGGGCGGATATTGGACACGAGTTGCTTCCTTATTTGGATTCGGCAGGGGTTTCGAAAGCGACAATCTTGTCAGCGGCCTCAAGGATCTCTTTAGGAGTTCCCTTCGATACCTTCTTGGCACGGGTCTTCTTCGATGCCACCTCTGGGACGACTACAAAACCATCCTTAGAGCTTTCCACGCGGCCTGTTTCACCAGACTCTGGGACAACCACTTCGGTGACCTCAGGTTCCTTCTGGAGAACCTTCATGAGGGTCTTAAAGTGGGCCTCAACGGCACGCACAGTGACAGCCTCAGCGCCCAGGCGGAGGGCTTCGATGCGAGTCTCAAGGTCACCGCTCAGGAAGCGGTTGTCCATCAGCTCAGCAGCATCGTATCCGGTACGGTGCGAGGTCACTTGGTCACCGATGGTGGTGGTGGTTTCGATCAGGATCAGGTCTTCGACCTTGGACGAGGTGGCGCTTACGATAACTTGCATGATTACAGGGTCTCCCATTGAGCACGTTGAGGGCGGTTCGATTTGTTGAGCTTGCACTTGCGGGACCGAATGGCCTCCATCTCGTCAGCGTTGCGACGTGGGGCGTTCTTACGGGTCTTCTCGAAGTTAGCGATCATGCGAATAGTTTCCTTATGCAAAGATAGTGAGGTTGAGCAGGTCGGTGCGGGGAATGATTTGGATTCCCGTCTTACCCGAGTGACGGTCCTTGAGGACCTCGATGCAAACCATTCCAGGCTTGTCGATCACGTTGAACGAGACGATTCGGATGGCCTTGTTGGCGTACTGCATTTGTTCACTGCGATTCATTTGGATTCCTTTAGGCGAATGCGAAGTCAGATTTTAGGATTTCACGGATGTCCAGAGTCCCCATGGAAGGAAGCTCAGGCATCTTTTCAAGTTGGGTCTCGTGTAGTTGCTCCATGAACTGCTCACGGAAGTCAGCCAGCACGTTGTGGTTCTCGTAGGTCTCAACCATCGTCTCTCGGACAGCCTTGAACATCGCCCCGGCTTTCGCTGGGATGGTCCCAAAGGAGTCATGAATGAGGCAGAAGAAGGTCACACCGTAGTTCTCGTAGGCATGGACCACTGTCTTGCGAAGGTGGCTGCCATCCTGTGAGTGGACAAAGTTGGGGCTGATCCCGCTCTCTTGCTTCCGAGCGTTGATCTTGTTGGTGCCGTCATCGCGAAGGTTCACCGTGGCTTGCAGACGAATGTCCCCGAGGAACATGAGGTCTACGCGGCGAGTCGCGGGAATCGTGTACTCCTGCCAAACCGGGAAACCATCAGGCGTGGTCCAGTAGACAGGCATTGCAGGCTTCAAGACCTCTTTGGTCTTCTTGCACTTGACCTCAGCGGCCAGCAGCTTAGCGGCACGTTGCAGCCAGTTCATTGCTTCCACAGCGGCTACCACAACGACACTCACAGAGTCCCAAATGAGGCCCGCCATGAACCGGGAGGCTTCCCCTGGACTGGTGAACATGTGGCCTTCGTCGTTGTCGATGGCTTTCTTAACGATGTCCTCACGGACCTGATCAGCAAACCCGTAGGCTTTCGATCCATAAGCGAGGGTCATAACGGATCGCTTGGTAACCTTTCGGGACATCCCGTAGGTCAGCCACGCAATACTGAGGGTTTTTGTTCCCAGCTTGCGGATCTCCTTGATCTCACCGGTCTTCTCATCGGTGACCACTTCGGTCCAATCGTCCGTGCCGGTTTCTGAGAGAACCTTTAAGGCTGCCTCAACTTCGTCAGAGACCAGCTTGTAAATGTCTTGAACTCGTTCAGAAGGCACAAGGTTAACAGCACGCCCACCCCGCTCATCCCGCAGCATCGCAGAGAAGTGTTGGATGCCAGAGCAGCTACCATCAAAGGCGATTGGCAGTGCGGACACATGGTTTGCACCATCCCGAACGACCCCAGCCCATTCAAAGCAGAATGCGAGGAAACAGAATGGAGAGTCCATCTGCATCCAAGAAGTGTTGTTGAGGGGATCTTCAGCGCATCCGAGGATGAGATCTTCATTGTCCAATACCCATTGCTTGCGTTCTGGAAAGGGGACCTTATCGACCCCCGCAGTGTTGGCCCCGTGAATCATGAGCCATTGAATTCCTTCCTCGCCCACAGGTTCCCCTTGGGCTGCCTGCAAGATCCCCTTCGTCATGTCGTTGGACTGAGGATTGAATGCAGGGATCGCATAGACTCGGCCACGCCAATCGAGGTTGTAAGGGAAGTAGATCGCATCGTAGCCGCTGAACTTGTTGGCTTGTTCCAGGGCGAACTCGTAGGCCAACCGCCGAGAGACCCTTGCGGAGTCCTTGCGGTAAACCCCAGCGGCTTCCTTCTTCCACGCCTTGAGGGCTTCCTCGTTGGTGTCGATGTCGTGCGGCTTAATGGGCAACTCTTGGCGTTCCGTTGTTGGGAACTCCTTGATCTGAACGTTCTTCCATTGGATCACCGCATTGGCGACTTCGAGGACCTTCTCGTTCACCTTCCATGCGGTCTGTTGGGCGATGTTAACCGCCTTAATGACCTGAGGCATGTGCACGTCACGGTAGCGCTTGACAGCCTTCTTGGTCCCTAAGCGGATCAGGGTCACCGGCTTGCGGCCCTTCGCCCAGTAGCCACCACCTTGCAGACCCTTCCAAGGTTTCGGCGGGACGACACATGGTTGGAACTGAGGTGAGATACCGGCCAGAGAATAGGCCCGCTCATTGATCTTGTCGGCCCACTCAGGTTTCATGTGGACATACTCACCGTCTGCCTTCTTGTCACCGGCAAACTGGCGCTTGACCTCAATCAGTTGGGTCGATTCGATCAGCAGCTCTAACATTCGGATGCCCATATGGAACCGGACATCAGCATCTGCAATGTTCCACTCGACCCATTCCTGTTGAAGCTCGCCTTTGTCAAGCATGGACTGCTCGACCTTCTCCATGTACGCCTTCTTGTAGGTCATCCCGTTGCGCTGGGCCAGAGCCTTGGCAATGTGCTTTTCGAAGTGTTGCTTTTCGAGTGAGCGGATACGACCGAAGCGGGCCTCATCTTCAAGGGCACCGCCTACGCTGATCGCCATCTCTGTGACGGTCGGAGCGGACTCCCTTGAGCCACCAGTGCGGCGCAGGGCGAGCATGTTCACGACCCACTTGACGGTGATTGCTGCCATCGTGTCTGGGTTCATCTGTTGGAACGCGCCAATGGCAACGTGCTTCCGTCGAACCTTCGTGGTCTGGTGCTCGATCCACTCTGAGATTGCCTTAGAGAGCAACGGGACCAGGGCGGTGATCAGTGGGGTTGCGACCCGGTTCTGTGCGAACTCCCCTCGTTCCATTTGGCGCTCAAGGGCCTTGTGGAACCGTTCTTCACCCAGTGTGTAAGCCTCGTGCTCTAACCGCAGTTGCTCAGCGGCCAGCTCAAGGGTGTACAGGTTGGAGAGAGTGTTGAACGCTGAGGATGATTCGGAGATGTCGCTGAAGTCGTGACGCGGAGTTACCTGAATCATTCTTTAAGATTCTCTTAGAGATTATGATCTAATAGGTTTTATCTATTAGGGTTTATCTCTGAGAGGTCTTTAAGAATCTTTAAGATGTCTTTTAGGAACAGCCCCTCAGAGTGTGTCGCAACAGTGAGGGGTTTTAACTTTCTTGCTTACCGAGTAGCTTCGATCCTGCCGTGAACGTCGGACATCTTGTAGACAAAGGTCTTAACTTCGAGGCGATCTCGCCATTCCTGATATGCCTTCTTGTGGGCCTGTTCGATCACTTGAAGGTCGATCACTTCGGCCATCGTCAGGGTGTCAGGGTGTGGCTCAGGTTGCTCAAGTGTGAGCATCGGCGGCTCACTCCAAGTGGACTTGAAGATCCACCACCCTGTTGTGTGCGTCTTCCCCGGTTTCATCCCAGTTCGAAGAGGCCGTTCCAGGCGCCTTGCCAGATCATGCTTCTGAAGCTTGTAGATGGCACTGAGACCCTCTGTAGGAGGCTCCAGGTCATCCGGTTGGCGTGACGTCTGGGTCACCTTCAAGAGGTGCTCATCGACCTCGTAGGCCAGCGCAAGGACGTGCTTACCGCATGGGCCCAGCCCCAGCTCAAAGATCACCTCACGGGCCTTAATGAGCCTATACGACCCAGGGTCAGGCCACGATGCGCGGAACTTGAGGGCCTTGAGGATTGGGTCTGGATACACCCGGTTGCGGAAGTCAACCTTCATATCAGAACCCTCCCCGGTAGCAGCGAGTAAAGTCGCCCTGATCGCTGTAGCGGAGGCGCTGGTGTTGCATCTTGGCGATCAGGCTATGCATCCCTCCAAACTCTTCCTTCTTGAAGTGGTTGCGGACAGCCCTGAGGACCTTTGCGTCTTCGATCTGTTTGTCGATCAGGCCCTTACGGGACGGCTGGTAGTTGGTGTGTAGGCTCATGCTGCGATCCCCTTCGAGGACCCATAGAGATACGCCTCAGCGGTTAGGCGGTATTGCTTCGAGACAGCCCGACCGAACTCATCGGCCACCACAAGGAAACCCTTGCGTCCCAGCCAGTTGCGTGCATATCGACCGAGCACGGTGAAGCCGTTCGGGGACCGGAACACATGGGTCACGCCTATGGATTCGAGGTGCTCGCGGGCTGCCTTATCGGCTGCCTCTACGACTTCTTGAGCTACCTTCCGTCGTGCAAGGGTGTACGGATGATTTGTCAAGCGGTAAAGTTCACCCATCAGCACTGAGAACTCACGTTCAAGGTCGTCACTCCAGACGAACAGTGCTTGTAGGATCAGGTGGCCTACGTCTTGCCCGTTGCCTGCATGGAACTTGAAGGTGAAACGGTTGTCAGAGCCATCGACGGACTGAATGCACACACGGAGCCAGCGTTGCCCACGCTTGTTCTCGACGTAGTGCTGAAGGCCATCCTTGAGGGCCCCTTGCATTGCCTTCAGAATCTTGACAGCGACAGCGGATGTTACGAAGTTGGTGCGGTTGTAACGTTGCGGAATCATAGAGAAGGATCTTCCATTTCATATAGACCAACCTTAGGTGGCTGGCGTAGGAGAGCGGATGAACTAACTGTGAGTTGTTCCCATAGAGCCCTCAAAGGAAGGCTCTACAGTGAATCACTCGACTTGATCAGAGGATTAGCTCATGGCTTCACCCGGTCCCAGTTGACGGCCTTGAAGGTCTCGTATTCATCATTCCAGAGACCCACTTCGTCATCGGTCAGTTGCGTGATTGACTTGCCCCAGGGACGCCCATGAGGGTTGCCGTTGTTCTCACCCTTGGAGATGGCTAAGCGAGCCTCAAAGATCGCCTGCTTGGCCTTGTGGAACGCCTCAGGAATGAAGGTGAACACTACGTCACCGTTAGGCAGGTCACCACGGACCAACTCGGTGTACAGGTTGTTAGGTGCGGAGACCCAACCGAGTTTCTTACAGAGGCCCTCGGCGGCGTCCAAGTGAGGATCTGAGCGGTCGGAGCTATGGTAGCCAACAGTGAACGAGCCAGCGGCGCAGACAGCCTTGACGCGAGGCCCTTTGGTGTCAGTTGGGCGCAGGTACTTACAGACGATTGCTTGCATTGTGATGTTCCTTTATGCGGTTGGTGATGGTTCCCCTATGAGCCCTCAATGGAAGGCCCAGCAGTGGATAGTCACTCCAGTTCGGTGTAGCGTGAGGATGCTTGGTAGGTGGCGAGGTGCTGCGCCAGGGTCGTGAAGGACCACTTAGCGCCTCTGGTTGCCCATGCTGGCGGATACTCGGCGTGCATGTCCTTGAAGGTGCCGTTGAGAACCACCCAACCGGTGCCCGTGGTGCGAGGCTGGTCCGTCTTGTAGTTACCGGAGAACTTGAAGCCTCCCAGGTCGTATTGGAAGGAGGTCACTCGGGAGCCTTCAGGGTCCGTGTAGAACCCATAGGTGCCGCTGTGAGCGATGAACACGCGGAACCCTTCGGCCTTGATCTCTTGGGCCAGCTTGGCTACCGCTTCGGTCTTGTATGTTGGGTGCATAGTGATGTCCTTGGTTGCGTTGGTTTCGAGTTGTTCCCCTATGGGACACCGTTAAGATGCCCATAAGTGGATGCCCTCGCCAGCTAACTGGCCTCATTTGATTGCATGTGGTTCGTGGTGAGCAGCAGAGCAGAGCTTAATCATCTCCTTGATGTGACCCAGTGGTCCCCGAAAGATGATCCCAGTGGAGTCCTCACGGACCCAGTAAGGACCCTGCCAGTTGCCATTGCGGCCCACTGCATAGGCCAACCCACGGTGCTCGATGTCGACCGAGAAGTGAGCCAGGGTGTGATGCACCTCGATTTCCTCAGCGTTGGCGCAGAGCCAAAGGGCTTGCAGTGCGGCTGTATTGAGTTCAGAGAGCTTCATGTGCGTCATTCCTTATCAGCGTTGAGGGCTTCTAACAGATCCGCTTTGGTGCGGTGCCAATGGGCCTGTAAGACCCGTTGATGTGTCAAGGTGCTGTCTACCTCGTCCCTTAGCGTCTGCCACATGGGATGGCTTGCAGGGCCCTCAAAGCGGCTGAAGGTAGACTTAGCGGCCTCATGGGCATTCACTGCCAGCTTGATGCGCTGGGAGAGGTCCTCTAAGGCCGCCTGAAGGGCTTGTGTGCGTTGGCTCATGGTTAGTACCCTGCCCAGTTGCGGAGTTTCTGATAGTCCTTGAAGACCGTCTCAGTGTCGCCCTCAAAGGATGGTCGGACCTTGACGACCCAACTGAATGGCTTGTGCTTGATACCGCCAGCACTTACGAACCAGTCGTGTTGCTCAGCCCATTGCATTTGCTGTCTGGTCATGTTGCGTTGCCTCTGTTGCCTGTAGATGTACAGTCGAAGGCTCTCACAATCCCCGTGCATACAGCTCGAATACACGAGAACCCTCTGGTTTACATCTTCACTTCACTGCCCTGCATGAGGACCTCAGAGACGCTTCACAGCGGAGGTTTCAGTTACATGCAGGGCGTTGCTATTCGGTTGTTAAAGAGCGGTTTGCAGGTGTCCCGTGCTTCGTCATGTAGACCGCCTCAAGGGTGCCTCGCTGGTCTCCCTAAGGACACCGTGTTGTTACCTTGTAACGTTGTTGCTTTGTTGATGTAGCCATTTGATCATGCTGCGGTGCATCGTGTCAAGCGGTTGTCTCTTCCTTGCCCTTGTTACATCCAGTTGGCTTTGGAGACCCTTATCGACTCTTGGCACCCTTAGGATCGCAAGTCAGGCCCTACTAACCTTCTGGCAACTCCGGGAGACCCTTGGGGCTGTTCCGTTGTTGATGTGGCCCATCTTATAGACTTCTCATGGACTGTCAACCATTAATTATCCCAACTAATCACAATCCCTTCAACTGAGGCTATAGAGCAGCCTGGAACACCATATAGAACGCTCCAGGGTCTACCAGGGCCTTAGGGTCATCATTAGGAGCGCTCCTTATAGGCGTCATTAGGTAGCCCTCAGAGGTGTCCTATAGGGCAGCCCTCACCAGGGAGCCTCAGTGGTCACCTTATAGAGTCCTCAATGATCCCTTAGAGGTTAGAGTAGAGACTCTAATAGTTGATACAGATAGAGACAGATAGGCACAATGAGATTCCCTCACCTTCTCAACGATCCCCATGAGAAACCTTCACGATGATCACAACGATACCCTATTGACAGCCTCACCATGAGGGCCCATAATGATCCCCATGAGATTCATTCATGATCCCTGGATGAATCTTTCAGTGCCATTATGGGGATGAGGTGCCTTAGAGAGGATCTGAGAGGGGTACACGGGGGGTATCCTCGGGGTTTGTTTATGAGAGGTGGTCTCTCAGATTTTTCTATCAGATTCTCATTAGGTCCTCTTTAAGGGAACCATTGAGGTGATCAGCTCCTAAGGATCTCATTAGGACACCTCTTAGAGAGGTATCATTAGGGAGACCATTAGGGTTGATCTTACTGCTCATAGAGGTAGTGTGTCAACACTGCCGAATATGAGCCGCTCCGGCTGGTCACTCAGCACATCCACCAGAAGCCAAACAGACGAAGGTCGAGACCCATTCCATTACCATCGTTCCTTGAGCTACGCCAGAGGCTACGATCAGGAGCCCAATGAGCTTGTAGGTAGTCCGTGAGAGAGCCAGCCGCTTCAGTACGAGCAGCACGGTGGCTTTCTCTACGGTCATGGTCTGGTTCACTCCTATGATGATAATTCATAATTGACCTTCCTTGGTCGATGGTCCTTTAGCTTGGGGCATTAGGCAGACCTCATGCTGAGGAATCCTAATGTGTAGAGAACGTGTCTGAGATCTTTAAGTATCTCAGAGGGGTCTCTCCCAATAGTGAGGGGTTTTAATCTTCGTCGAACGTGTCGCTAACGTGCAGACTTCTCACCAGCCCATGTAGTTGGTCATGGTGCCATCGTCTTCGTACATGATGTCAATGGTGTCGCTGATAGCGATCTTGCGGGCATCCTCATAGCCGCTCATGGCGTTCTCAAGGTGGCTCTCAAGGAACTCAGCGAGCATCTCCTGCTCACCTACCTTCGAGTCCTTCTCCATGGCGTCTGTGAAGAACTGTACGCCGATTGCAAGGGCATCCAGTCGGTCATCATGGGCCAGTGAGCCTCGCTCGCGGGTGATCCGTGTGAGCTGGTACAGGAGGCTATAGGCGGTGTCGAGGGTGCCATCGTTGTTGAAGGCTGTTCGATAGTCCTTGTCGATTAGAGACTCTTGGATCACCAGCTTGTGGCTACCCAGTACAGGCTCCAGAACGTCGCAGATACGCATCTCTTTCTGACCCTTGGACTTAACCTCAGTGACAGCACAGGGGAACGTAGCGGCGATCACAGGGGCGATCAGCTTGACGTACATACCGTCACCGAAGTTGCCCTCGATCACGACCTCATTGACCCGGTAGATCTTAGCGATGTTCGCAAGGGCCTGAAGGGTTGTGTCCTCGTAGCCACCACGGAAACCACCAGCGTCCATCAGGAAGATGTAGCCGTTCAGCGAGTACAGGACTGCATAGCCGGTCTCATCCTTGCCACGACCACTTGGGTCGATCACGAGGATCTTCTGGGCGTACATTGCCATGCCCTGGCCGACCTGTTCGTACTTGTGGAAGCGGTCACCTTTGAGGCCCACCAGAGGAACGCCCTTGCACTCGTTGGCCGTGTTTGGCAGCCAAGTCAGCATGGTTGGTCCTTTATCGAGGGCAAACGTCCCCACGATGAAGTCACGCAGCTTGAGAGGGTACTTCTCCATATCCGAGAGGTTCGGGTTGAGCATGAACTGCAAGGCGAAGCCACCCTTCCCGTAGGAGAGTTCCCGCTCACGCAAGTCCTTGTCATCGAATCGAATAGGGTCTGTAGGTTCCCAGAAGATCCGTGGGTCCTCTTTGAGTTCCTTAGCGAGCATAGGAGCCAGCCGTGGGCCGTAGGAGTCCCAGTCAGCTTGATCCCTTGGGTATCTCGCAGGCCAGATCGTTGTGACGTAGCCACGGTTCTCCAGCTCACGATAGAGGGTCATCTCGGTCTGAGGGGTGCCCAGATAGATGATCGTTCCACCCGGCTTCAGGATCGCATCGAACTCCTTAACGAGTTCTCCGAGGTAGTCTCGGGCTGCCTGTGTGCCGCTGTTGTTTGGAACCTCAACGTCATCCGCGATCAGGATGTCAGCACGGCTACCAGTCAGTTGCCCGGTGATACCTACAGACTTCACAGAAGGGGAGTGGTCGGGTTTCGCTAAGCCAACATCGAAGGCCAGTGCAGAGTCACGTTGCCCATTGCGGGGCTTCAACTCATGCAGGAACGGCAACAGGTCGATGATGCGCTTGATGAAGATACTGTTCGCATCCGCACGCTCTTTAGAGGCAGACACGATGAGGAACTTGAGATCTGGATTGTTCCAGAGCTTCCACACCACGAAGGCGCAGGTGATGAAGGACTTGCCGATGCCTCGAAAGGCTTGAAGGATAAATCGACGCTCTGACTCTCCAGAGATGGACTTCGCCATGTCGATCTGACACTTGGTTGGTTTTGGTAGGTTAAGGGCTCTCCACAAGACAAAAAGAAAGGCCACGAATGACCTTTTGATTAGTGCGATGTCGTAGGCCCCATCACGGGGTTTGCTCATTGAGTCCTCCTTGTAGGGTCTTAATGGTTCCTTGCAGATACTTCACTTGGGCGTCTGCTCGCTGGGCTTCTCCGATAAGAAATTGACTAACGTCTTCTCGAAGTTCGGCGCGACCATCGCTGAGGGATCGACCGTCACCCGTGACGCAACGGACGGTTGCATCTGCGAGGTTGACTGACAGCCGGATACCATCGCTACGCAGACCATGAATAGTCCGATCAGCAGATGCCGTGCTCGTTGCAAGATAGGCTTGCCAGTTCTTCGAGAGATCTGCGAGGGCTCTTTGGGTTGTGTCACGTTCCACCTCCAGTTGCCTTAAGGCTGCGAGTTGTTCGGTTTGATGTTTGATCGTTAGGGTGTCCGTTGCATCTGAGTGCCCCTTGGCGTAAGTCAGGCCGAGACCTGCCAATACCAAAAAGCCCCACATGACGAACTCTTTAAGGTTCAACATATGGGGCTCCTATTAGTGGCGAACGTCAGGCGAACCGTAAAGTTCATCGTCAGTCAAATCGGGGACTTCATTGAGGGCCTCAGCGAGATCACCCAGAAGGGACTCGTCAGGCTTCAACTTAGCGATGGTGAACTTGTGACGCTCCAGTAACTTACCGACCGCATTGTAGAGCTGAGGGGTGCGCTTGTTCTCATCCTTCAGGTCGGCCAACATGGATCGAGCAGCTACCGTATCGAGCGCCTCAAGGAGTTTCTCAAGGGTATTATCATTCACTTGTCAGCCTCCTTATCTTTGCGTTTCTCTTCTTTGATAGTTTTGTAGACCACGATGACAGTCATCACGAGGGAGTACAGAACAGCGGATGCGTAGAACCACTCTGAAGGTGACAAGCCCAGGAACAAACGGGCTGCCACGTCAGTCACAGCGGCTCCAACAACGGGGGTCGCTTGGACCACACCATTGTTAAAGTCGATTTGGATCATTAAGTCCTCCTTGGGAGTTAGACGTAGTAGTCGAGGGTGATAGGAAGTTGGTTAGAAGCCGAAGCCACAGCCCCAGCGTCGCCCACGCGTGTCGTATTGATTGCTGTGAGGGTCACAGCGTTGTAACCAACTCGCACCCACGCGCCCATCTCAAGGCCAGCATCAATCATCGCTGGGAAGAACATGCGCTGAACGGGCAACACCACTGAGGTGAGGTCCAAGATGGTTGGAACAGAACGGTCGTGGTTGCCCAATACGAACTGAGCGTATACGTGCCACTTGCGCAGCTTCTCGTCGTAGGTCGTGTAGAACCGAACAGACTTGCCGCCTCCTGGCAGCGCCCACGCGCCCTTCAGTGTCAGGTCGATATACATGGTAGTCGGCTTAACCACAGTGACTGTTGGGGCACTGACAGGGAAGTCGGCATACTTTGCAAAGTCACTCAGCCAAGTTTGGCGGCTGTAGTTCCTGAAGATGACCGTTGGACGTACAGAGGCCGCTCCTTCATTTACCTCAGACACGAAGTTGAAGTTAAGTTCGGTCACCCATCCATCGGTAAAACCTGACGGGTCTCTGAAGTTAATACCTTTAACGTCAATGTGTGGAACGTCAATGACAGAGGCACGGATGTTATACGGAGGCGATGATTGTGGCCCGAGTCTCACTTGGAATAAACTGGATGACTGAGTGGCCCCACCGATTACATAGGAACCAAACGAGCAATACCAGAATTCAATCCCATTCGTGAATCTCAAGGTTGAGTTCTTCTGACGAATCCATGCGTTGTCGCCAAACATCCGCAATGCTTCAATGTGCAAGTCAGTGATTGAGCAGGTCAGGTTTTCAACATCAAAGACCGGGCCGGATACTTCGCCTTGCTCAAGGTTCAACCCGAGGAATGTTGAGCCAACTTCCTCACCAACAAGACGGATAATGCCAGGGGCACGAATACCAGCAGGGGGCTGGAAGTAGTTGTTGATATAGACGTTCTGGGTTCGAGTGGGGTTCGAGAGATTGATACCCCAGCCAGCACATCGGGCCCGGATGTTATGCACCGTGCATGAGAAGAACCCGGATGTTGCGGCTCCATGCAGGAATGTGCCGCACTTTACGACGTTGATATTCCGCAAGTCGCAGAACTGGGGAACAGCGCCAGCCGCAATTAGCCGCCCACGGAATACAACCGCATCGCCAGCCGCCTGAGGTCCAGTAACGTTCGGGAAGTCAACTTGAAAACCATCCGCATAGACCCGATCACCCAATTCAAACAGGCTGTTGGTAAGGCATGACAGCGTTGCTCCACGGCTACCGGTGATCCGGGTACTGTAGACCAGCACGCCGTTACCCGTTGGGGACACCTTATAGAGACCCTCAGGGAAGTAGAGTGTCCCACCACCATTGTTCACTTTAGCGCAGGCGGCCACCAAGGCTGGGGTCCAATCCCATGTTGCTGGGTCCAATAAGGTCGGCTTACTAACGACCAAGTTGGCATACTCCCAGATACTGACGACCATAGTGGACAGGATGAGGCCGACAGTTGTGCTCGCGGTGACCGGCTTCTGGCGCAGCCAACCAACCATATTGGCGCCCTTCAAGGGGCTCGCAAGGTCAATCGCCAGCTCAGTCCCAGAGCCGGTCACTGGGGCCATCACTGAGGGGTTCCCAAAGGCGTCAAAGGCCATGACCTTACCGGCCCGTAAGGAGGCCGAAGGCATAAGTCCAACGATCTCACCGGGAAGCCCACGGACTGTCCTACTGAGCTGCGTCTCAAGGTAAGCCTTATCGGTCGCACTGGTGCTGTCCACATAGTTCTTCGTGGCAGCGTCTTGAGGATTGACAGGGTTCGCCACGTTACGGATTCGCAGGCCAGCGGCATTCCACGAAACCAAGTCCCGAAGGAGGGCCGTATTGGAAACGTCACGGGCTTCCTCAGCGATGTGCAGGGATTGGATCTGCGAGGTGTTCATGTCGTATGCACGAAGAATTGAGCCATCAGAGAAGTTCACCAGTCGATCAGTCGCGGATGTGAATCGGCGGATCTCGATCAAGGTGTAGCCATCGCCTGGACCCCAAGCCCTGTTCAAGGTGATCTGATTTGGCGATGTGAACCGATAGTCGTCCGTAAGGATCAGCACCTTGCTTGGCAGTGTGTCGGTTCCTACCAACGTGACCACAATGAACTTCCGAGCGAGGTACTCGAATGGAATCGGAAAGTCCAACTGAGCGCCATTCAGTGCATAGGTCGCAATGGACTTTTGAGTTTCTGCCATGTGTTCCTCCTTGTAATAAAAAAGGCCCAGACGTAACGCTCCACGAAGGAACGCCAGAGGACTGGGCTGTAGGTTGTGTGTCGCAATAGTGAGGGGTTTTATCGCTTGCGGTATTCCATGCCTTGCTCCTGCATGATTGCCGATAGAGCGCGCTGGGTGAGTGGGTCGTTAGGTACGAGACCACGCAGGCCGTTGTAGAGACCGGTCATGTAGCCCAGCTCCTGAGAGTTGCGAGGTGAGTTATTCCAGATGCCGTCAGCGTTTGCACCGACCTGATAGGCAGATCCCAGAATGCCAGCAGATGGGACCTGTTCGAGTACCCGAGAGAGAGGCGCAGTGACACCATCAGAGCGTAATGGGCTGTAACGGGTTGGGTGGTCTCGCTTCACGAACTCTGGTCCCCTTGGGAGGATCGAGGTGCGCACAGCGGCTGCCGGGTCGAAACCCAATGGAGCGAGGAAGAAGTTTGCGACACCAATAGGCGCCCCAATGATGTTCCCCCGGGACAGCGCAGCCCAGCCAATCATCTCCTTCGAGAGGCTGTTCGCTAAGAAGTCCTTGCGGGCTTCCTGAGGCATCCCTTGAGCTTGGACGTAGCGTTGCGCTACATAGAAGGACGTAGCGAGGCCCGTAGAGATGGCGACCTGCAAGGCTGTGTCCAGCGCCTGACCATTCTTCGTCGAGTTATAGAAGCCCCGGACGAGGCGAGCGTTGAGGGTCCGCAAGACGAACTTCTTGAACTGGAGCGCCATGTGCCAGCCAGCGCCCAGAGCCTTCGAGTCCTGTGAGGACAGCTTGTGAGGACGAAGGATCGTCTCATCGGCCACCTTGTCACCCAGGCGCCAGATGTCCATGGTCCGTGGGTCATTGCGCAGAGCAACTGCATCCTTGATCTTCCAGCCATCACCGTCAGGGACGATGTGTTGCTTGATGGCGCTCTTGATCCCGCTGAACTGAGCCGGTGTGATGGACAGTTGGTTCAACCGCTCGGACGTGAAGATCTTCGCCTCGCTACCGTGAGCAGCCTTGATCATGTCCATAAGGGCACCTTGACGGCCAGCCTCAATGATGTAGTTCGAGGTCTCAGTTAGCATCTTGGTGAACGGACTGCGAGCAGCCAATTCCTGAGTCCCAAACTTCACCGTACCGACCATCGAAGCGGCAACGTTAGAGGCACCTTGAGATCTCAGTCGATCCACGATGTCAGCCCGACGAGGACGGATAGCATCATCCAGTTCCCGGCCAAAGATGAGACCGTGCATTTCCTTGAGTTGCTCCGGTTTGATCTTGGAGCCCCAGGTGGTCATCTCACGCAGGAACGGTACGCCGTGCATCATCATCCGAAGGTGACCATTGGTGATCATCCCGGCGATCTCAGTGAAGTTCTGAGCGGCCATGTAGGCGTTCTTGGTGAAGAACGAGAGGTCATTGAGGGATCTCAAGGCCGTGCCGAAGGTACTATCAGGGTCGCGACGAGCGCGTCCAGTGAGCAGCTTCACAGCGCTCTCCAGTGCGTCAATGTCCTTGGAGTTGCCTTGCTTGGTACGGATGTCGAGGACTTCCTGTTTCAGCGCGGCAGTATCCTTGCCCATGGCACCCATGATCCCTACGTCGCCATTGATTCGACGGTCGTAGCTGGACATCACCTTTGGCAGATCGAACATCCGCAAGTCGTTCACAGCGAAGGTCGAGCCATCGGACAGTGGAACAGGCATATCAGAGTCGAACAGGTTACGGGCCTCAAGGAAGTTGTTGTTCTCAGCGCCGACCAATGAGTTCAACCCATCGTCGATCATTGAGCTTCGATTGAAGTCAGAGGTGTGGCTGATCCCGTAGGCTTTATCGTTGGCGTACTTAGTGACAGCCGCTTTGATCGCCTCAGGGGTAGCAACTTTGCCTTCCTTCTCAATGGCCTCTTTGACCATCTTGTCAATTCGAGCCTTAACAGCCGGACGGGAAGCGTAAGACGCCAGCCAGGACTCTTGGATCGCACGCTGGAGGCCGTCCTCACCGCCAAACTTATTGATGTGGATCGCCTTGGCAGCATCGTCATAGACGTTCGGAACATAGGAACCAGCGTGACGGGTCGAGTCGAGCAGAGATGTTGCTTCTGCATTACCGAACTGAGCCGGATTCTGAAGCATGTCCTGCTTGCGGGTGAAGTGCTCGTTGATCAGGTCCATCAGTTCCCGCTCTTGTTTGGAGAGCTGGCCTTGCTTCACTTTGGATTGATCCTCGATAGCCTCAGCCACTCGACGATAAGCCTTCTCACGCTTAGCAACGACACCAGCCTGCATGGCATACGCTGGGTCTTCTTTAAGGACTCGCTCAGTCAGGTCATTCAGCTTGCCATAGCGAAGGTGATCTTCCCCACGGATGCGCTCAATGATGTCCGAAGCGGTCGCCCCAAACTTGCCATTTGTGCCGCTCTCTGTTTGAACAGTTGACCGGAACAGTTGACCACCAATCTTGCGGATCGACTCATCTTCTGTGCGGTTGAGCGTGTAGCCAATCTCAGCGATGGCCCCAAGGTTGAAGCCACGGGCAGATCGCTCAGGCTCCAGTTGGGCGACCATGCGAAGGGTCTTCGGGTTCAGCGGGTTGAAGGCCGAGATGATCGAGCCATCGCGCAGGCGCACTGCCCCAGGTTCCCCAGGGACATCCACAAAGTCCACACCATCGTGGCTCTGGGGCACGTCATCACTGTTCCAAGGCATCCGGGTAGGATCGTCCTGACCAGTTGTGCGAGCAGCCTCACGGGCCTGTAGGCGTGCCGTGGTGCCATAGAACTCGTTGGGCTCAGAGGCTTCCGAGTGCTTCGCAAGGATGTTCTCAATGGAGTCATCAGGGAGATCCTTCAGACCCTCTTGCCGCGTCAGTCGCTCACCGTGCATCCCAAGGATCTTCTCAAGGTAGTCATCATCCTGAGCGTCCTCTCGGGGCTTCGCCACGGTTGGCTCCATCCCGTCATCCAGGGGGATCACAGCGTTCTTCTCAGAGGACTCACCGTGACGCGCAAGGATAGCTTCAAGGTCAGCGTCATCCATGTCAGGACGGGCCTTGACGTTGCTCACACCCTTGGCAATGTACTTGTCGAGGATCGCAGCCATGCCGCCACCCATCACCGCACCACCAACAGCAGCAGCCGCATAGTGAGCTTCGACACCGAGGGTATCTGAGCGTAGTGCTTCAGAGCCCACAGAGAGGCCCGAAGTGAACGCTGCCTGCTTGGCTACACGGCCAGCAAAGGTAGCCCCAGCGGCACCCGGAACGGGCACATAGGACACAGGGTCGAGAGGTGCCGAGAAGACACCGCCAGTGATCTGCGTGCCGATGCCCGACTTCATGATGGTCTGCTCGTTGGCGTAGTTCTCCTTGGCTACCTTGATAGCGTTTGGGATCTCAGCCTTGACGCCCTTGGTCCGGTCCATGATGAACGGGAACATGCTCGGAGGTACGCCCTCTTGGCGAATCAGCTCGTAGTCCTGATCGTCCCACATAGGTTGAACAGCAGAGTAGTCAGCCAATGGGTCGTGTTCTTCTTCACGGAACAAGTCACGCAGCTTGGAGCCGCCCCATGAGTTGTCGATGGAAGCCTCAACACCCGGCATGAAGTTCTTGAACCAACTGTCATCCACAGGACCGTTCTGAGCGAACTCCTTCTCCTGGAAAGTCTGTTGGGTCTGAGGGGCATCCCCAAGGCTCAGGTTGAAACCTTGAGGACCCTTTGAGTTGCCACGCTCAACTTGTGGTGCCTTGGTGAGTCCTTGCGTGGCTTGCTCGAATTCACCATTTTGCTTTGGGGCAGATGGCTCAGAGAACCACTTACGGGAAGGCGACTCGCCAGCTACATCGAGCAGGTTCGCCATGTAATTCCGACCCTCTTCGGAGATCTTTGAGAAGTCCCCACGATCCAGAGCGGCCAACTGAGGGGAACCCAACCGACCATTGCCCTGGTTGTAAGCCAATGCGGCCTTCAGATAGTCGCCCTTGTAGGTCCCCAGAAGGTCCCGTGTGAGAGCCGCTGAGGCATTGATAGACTTCTGAGGGTCCATGAAATCAGCGTCTGTGACGAGCCCGTAGGCCCTCCCAGTGGCAGCCGTGAACTGACCCAGACCACGAGGCCCGGTTGGGCTCTTGGCGTTCGGGTTGAAGCTGGACTCGTTGAAGATCTTCTTGTGCAGATAGGCATAGTCCACGCCGTTCTGATCCGCTGCATCACGAATCATCTGGTCGTATGGGGTGCCATTTGCCAGCAACTTTGCGTATTCGTCTTTACGGCTCATTAAGTGCCTCCTTTAGAATGATTTCAGCCCCTCCTTAGCCAATTGCTTAGAGGAACCCTTGAGACCTTCGATAGAGTTCTGACGGCCTTTGGCCTCATCGACTCCCTCACGGAAGGCTTGCTGTTGTGCCGCTTCGCGCTGAGCTTTGTAGATCAACTGGAGCGACTGTTTGGTCAGGCGCACACGGCGACCTGTAGGGGACTCTATGAGGATGTCCCCAGTGTTCTCGTCAGCGGTGATGGTTGCTGAAGCGCCAGCCCAAGCGGGAGTCTCAAGGAGGCCCTGAGTGGTGCGCTCAATGATGTCCTTGCCTTCCTTCCACGAGTTCACATCCTCGGGGGAAGCCATGAGGGTGCGCTTGTCGATCCGACCGATATAGGCAGAGTCGTCACCGGCCTCAGTGAAGGACACGGTGTTGTCTGTGAGCCACTGGGTGAGCTTCTCTTTGGCGAGGGATGGGTTCCCGGTGCGCTCGTTGTAACCGTCATAGACAGTCCGTGCGAGGCGCTGAAGAGGTCCAGGGATACTTGAGAGATCCTTGTTGGACGAGTCGTTCATCAGGTTCATCCATTCCTCGTTGCGGAACTTCTGTTCTTCCGTAGAGAGGCCCTTCTTTGATCGCTGAGCGTCAATGAGAACCTGAGGCGTGATCCCACCATCAGAGAGATCCTTCAGTTGCTCAAGGAAGTCAGCCTGCTCAGGGAACACAGACCCAATGGTGCTTTGGTTCGTGACGTAAGCCCGTTGGAGTTCCTGAAGGCGAGGCATGTCACCCGCTTCACCTTGACGGACACTGTTCGACCACTCGCGCTGAGCGTCAGTGATCAGGGTCTTGTAGTAGGTCTGGAATGGACCACCCTCATAGTCAGCGTTGAGGTACTGAGCGCGCATGGCGTCCTGTTTCTCTACTGGCAGGTCAGAGTTAGCGATGCGGTCCATGGTGCGAGCCGCAAAGGTTGGTCCATCGGAGTCCTTGAACTCGCCCGTATTGTCATCGACAGCTTGCGACTTCGGCGCCACAGGGACGTTCTCCCCAGCGATGCGCTTGGTGTAAGCCTGATCGAGGATGTCCATTCTGTTGTCCGCTTGGGTCGCCTTCTTGAGGCCCTCAGTGCGGGCCGCTGAGTCTGCCTTAACGCGGGTCATCAAGTGTTGCTCCGCTTGGATCAGCATCTGGCGCTGAGAGGTCATCTCTTGCCCAGGCTGCATGGAATCCAATTGGGTCCTTTGAGCTGCCAACATGGCCCAGCCAGTGGCCGGATCGTCTTGGTTGATCGCCTTAGTGACGCCCAGAGAGAAGGTGCGAGTGAGGTCCGAGGACTTCTTATACTCATTCTCGTTGGCCTTCACGATGGCGTTGTCCAGTACGTCAGCACCCATCAGGTCATCGACCTTCTTGGCACCACCCAAGACGTTGATCGACTGAGCACGCAGGGACTGGAGAAGGTTTGCACCACCAGACTTGTTCTGCGCATCGTTGACCAGTTGGGTCAGAGCCACCATTGCCGATTGGTCGCTTGGGAACTGACCAGTCTTGAGGCCAGTGTTGAAGTAGTTGGCAATATGCTCACCACCACTTGGCGTGTGCATCACCTCAGGGTCATCTAACAGAGGTGCCAGATCCCCACGGGTGTTCACAGCGGCTTGTGACTGGAACCACTTGGAACGGCGTTGACCATGTAGGTCATAGATCGCAGCATTGCGCTGAACGATGTCACCATTGTAGCCCCGTTGATACTCAGGGTCGTCCTCGTTGATCCCGGACGATTCAGCATACTTCTTGGCGGATTCCGTTAAGCGGGTCTGACGGTACTCTTCAAGGTACTGACGGTCCTTCCCATCAAACTCACCATTCTGGATCTTCGACTGGATCTCATCCTCGACATCATAGGCAGCCGTCCGACCAGTCTTGAAGCGCAGGAGGTTCATCGCGTCAGGGTCATCCTGATACAACAGGGTTCCTGCCCCAATGGCCTCACGGCGCTGGTCCGGTGTCAGCTTACGGATGATCTCGTCTGAGCGGGCCTCAGCGGTCTTCTGAGCGTTCTCCTGATAGGCGCCATAAGCATTGGTCGCACCCTTCACGAAGTCGTTCATGGACTGAGCGAAACCATTGGAGCCCACTGGGGCCCTTTGGACAGACGCCTCGAACCCAACGGTGCCCACTGAGGAATTCAGTCGGCCATTCTGTTGCATCTGTGCGCCATCGACAGCACGTTCAATTGCGTTAGCCATTACTTAGTTCCTCCTTGAGGTGTGCCATTGGATGGCGATGTTGGACTTGGCTTGGCGGTCTTGCTCATGGCCGATCCTTGAGCGTACCCATTGGCACCCGCAGAGATGATCCCCAAGGCATTCGACACGCCACTGGTACGGATCACTTGAGCCTGACCTTTGAGGGCCGACTTGGTGTTCTCGACGTTGGCGATCTGGTTCGCAAAGATCGACTGATAGTCGCGATGGTAGTTGTCCACCACATCAGTCCGAGCATTAGACGACTCGTTCTCTACGCTGTTCTGAATGCGGTCCATAGAGTTCCCTGAGAGACCCGACTCACCAACAGCGGCACGGATGGTCCCACGGTTGCGGGTAGCCTGGAGATTGATCTGGGAGAGTTGCTTGCGGGCTTCCTCCTGCTTGTCCTGAGCGGTCAGGTTGAGGTTGGCGTTTGCCATGTTGGTCTGCTTGACCTGCTCACGAGCGGTTCGGCGTTGACCATCCTCAGCGGCACCTTCGGCCTTCGCCTTCTCAGAGGCGCTCATTGCGGCACCAGCGACAGCCACGATAGCCATGCCGATGCTTACTGGTTCACACATGGTGGACCTCCTATAGCCAGAATTGACGGAACCGACACCCGGCAGGACTCATGAAGTGTTCCCGAGCGAAGGTCGCACCGAGGGAATTGAGAAGACGGATGTGGTGGTGATTGTCCACTGACACGAAGTTGGTCAGGGCCTTGTTGCTATACAACTCAGACTCCACACGGAGACCTGTAAGGTGATCTTTAAGGAGTCGATAGAACCGAATCCGCTGGGCCTTTGTGAGCATCTCCACGACATTCGTAGTCACGAACCAGAGGCACTCCTTTGAGCCGCCCACGGCCAATACCAAAGCGCCCACCTTGATCACACGAGTGGTCTCGTCTAAGCAGGCAGGCAGTATGTCACGAGGGTCTCGTCCAGCGATGTTGCAATGGAACTCTTCAAGATCACCTTTGGATAACTGATTGGCAGCTTCACGAAGGTCACCAAGTGTTGCCTTTGTAAGAATCATTAAGAACCCCCATAGGTTGCAATAGTGAGGGGTTTTAATCCTCACCATCCCAGAGTTAGATACCGCCTGATCGACGGACGTAGTTGGCCTCCCAGCCGCACCCAATGACGTTCACAGGGTTTGGATTGGAAGAGGTGATAGTGACTCGCTGGTTCAAGGCGTTGCCCGTTACCGGGAACTTGTACTGACCAGTCCCAAGAGAGAGTTCACCAAGGACGGTGTTCTGACTCAGGCGACCACCAGACATCACATAGACGAACTGACTGGAGCCGTTGTTGACGTTGATCTCAAAGGACCCACTGAGTTCGTAGTTGAGCCACGCACGGCGAAGCTGTAGGCGCCCCACATCCTCAGTGGCCGTACCGCCATCCTCAGAGGTCTGCTTGATGAGGAACTTGGAGAACTCGTATTGGAACGTGAACTGTTTACCAACAAGGACCTGCTCACCACTACGGTTGCCCACGAAGGTCAGCACTGAGCCTGAGTCCCATGGGCCACGGTGTTCCAGATAGACGCCTTGCGCATCGACCGTATAGAAGACCGCATCATTTCCTGGTACTCCGCCGTACAGAGCAGTGACGCTCACAGTGGTCTCATAGGTGTCCGCATTGAACGCCCCGAGGGTCACCAGCTTCTTCATGTCCATGTAAGTCCGATAAGGCTCAATGCTGAAGTCGAGGGTATTCTGGGTGAACTCGATCTGTTCCATCATGAGTCCTTCAGGTCTCTGAATGATCATGTAGAGGAATGACCCAATGCAGTCCGCAGTGAGCACCTTAGTGTTCAACCCAAATTCCCAATGGGAGAAGGACTGTTGTTGCAGGCGCTCATCCAGATAGAGGAACTTGTAGACAAACACGGCGTTCTCTTGGGAGTCCGAGAGGATTGACACGAAGTTCTCAGTCCCTGAACCATGGATCGCATGGACAGTGTTTGGGATATAGCTTGGGACATGCGCAGAGACATCCTCAGCGGACTTCACCTCGGAAACTTCCTGTACTGCGAAGTAGCGCTTGAGGCTCGTGTAGGAAGCCCGAGGGGCCGCAAAGTAGACTCCACGGCCAATGCCATGAGGGCGAGCGCCATCACTCACATCGAACTCAGTTGCAAGGTTCAACTCAATGGTCTTCGCAGAGAGGACCCCACTGGACGTGAGGACAAACTGAGCCTGATCGGACCAGAGCAGGAGTTGCTCCGAGAATGGCACAGCGTACTTCAGGATCGAGATACGGTTGTGGCTGATCGCAACGTCAATCGGATCGTCATCACTGAGGACTGCAACACTGGAAGGCCAGAAGTTGAAATACTTGGCAGTCCTACTCATGATCACGTTCTCACCCGAGAGGAATCCCAAGCGGTTCCTGAAGAAGAACACATCGTTGATCGTGTTGCCCACGAAGGACGGCATAGGGTTCGTGGTGTCATCCCCAGAGTTGCGGATGTCCCAGTCCAGGGGCTTCCAATCGAACTGCCCATCAGAGGCCCTCACGAGCGCATGGGGCATCGTTAGGACATCGAAGCCAGCGATCATCTTGGGCTTGGCGGTCTCCTTCCAGACCTTCGACGAGGCGTCATACTCGACCCAGTAATTGTCCCCTGAGCGGGCACTCTCACCGGTGATCTCAACGATGTACCCAGCGGGTGCCTGAGCGGGCAGCTTGGTGAACGACTGGACCTGATAGATGAACCCATAGAGCAGGGTGTCAGCGAAGCCATCAGCGGTCGCAACGGTTCTCACGGTGTCAGCCAAAGGGGCCTCAATGAGAATCCAGCCAGCACCCGAAGAGAAGGTCCAACCGGAAGGCCCGAGGACCGTGGTGAGCTGAGTGGTTAACTCCTTGGCGATCCATGTTGCGTCCGTCATGTCCACTTGGTTCATGCCTGCATAGGGCTCACCCACTGGGACCTTCTCAGCGGACCCGTTGGGCATCTTTAAGGACGCCTGAGGGGTTGGGTCACCGTTGATAGTGATCGTCAATGTACGGCCATACTGACCGCCTCTGACGTTGATCAAGGCTCGCCCGTTTAGGCGTGGATAGGCTGGTGAGGTCAACTCACTTCCCAGCTCAGTGATCTTCTTGCGGTTCACCACGAACGTGTAGTCAGCGATGGTGATGATCCTTAGGTCGGTCCTTGGTGACGCACAGTCAGCGTATCCGTTGTAGCCACGCACTGTGTAAGCGTTCCCTTGGAGATCCCACACAGCAGCCCCAGAGCCCGTGAGGACAAGGTGGTACTGCTCAGAGGCGTCACGGTTGATCAGGTGGATCAGTGGCTTCGTACCAATGGCCCCAACGTTCCCGAGTCGCTTGATGAACCGGGTAGGTGGTCGCTTCTGAAGGCCCTTCATCTCTGAGGACCAACCATTGATCTGCACGACTCCTTGATTCGAGAAGCGAAGAATGTCGGGTTGCTGCGAGATACCTCCCTTGAGGTTCTTGATGCTTTGCGTAACGAGAGCCATAAGACCTCCTTATCGAGAGATTTTCCCGCCAGTGAAAGCATCACCGTCGAGCATGTTGAAACCGCCGAAGTCCAGCTCGTACTCTTGGATCGCCTGCCACGCATCGGCCTCCTGCTCTTGCAAGGACCCTTCAATCTCACCTGCCCCGAAGAACCGAATGTTGAAGCGTCTGGAAGCCTTGGCAACGATGTAGGAACGGAAGCACTCAGGCATCTCGCTGTACGCCTTGAGCCTGATCAGATCGACCTGAATGGGGTCCGTAAAGACATCCGTCAGGGTCGTCCGGTCGTACACGACACCAGCCCGATTGATGTAGGAGGTGCCACCAGAGGTGGTCATTCGGAGGTACGAAGGCAGGTACGGAATGAGGCCCGTTAAGGCGTTCGGAAGGAGACTTGCAGCTTCCTCAATGTTGAACGTCCAGCCCTTCGATTGGATCTCACGGTTAACCTGATTGAGGATTCTTCGGCAGTTCGCAACGTCAGCGTTAGGGTCGCCTTCGAGGGAACTCACAGGGCTCTCACCGATAGCTGCGAGCATGTCGTTCACGGCTGCCAGTTCATCGTCCTGTGTCAAATAGGATTCATCCATAGGGATCTCCTTAAAGTAAGTAACGAAAAAACCCCAAAGAACCCTTGAGGGCCCAATGGGGTTTTTGTGTTAGATCAAACCGACTTAGGCAGCCGGAGTGAAGACCAGTGCGCCAGCAGCTTCAGGACGCAGACCGCCGTGACCCATCGCGTACTTGCCGATGATTTGGTCAGCTTGGAACTCAGGACGACGAGCACGCTCCAGAGCCATGTCTTTCAGCTTCACGGTGCCAACAGCCGAACGGTGAACCATCAGGCCGATCACGTTGTTCATAGCGACCTTGACGTCACCAGCAGCAGTGGCCGGGAAGGCGTGCTTTTGGTTTGCGCCATCAGCGTCAGTACCAGCACCACCAGCGACCAGATGCGGAACTTCGATGATCTCGAAGCCCATAACGTTGCGGATGTTGCCGGTCTCAGGGTCGATCAGAGCGGCGTAGTTGGCAGCGTTTGGCATCAGAGCGGACAGGATTGCGCTGTAGTCGTCTGGCGAGGTGAAGAAACGACGATCACCGGAAGGGACGTAGTTCTTGGTGAAGCGGCCACGGGCCAGAGTCAGACCTTTCAGGATCGCCTTGCCACGAGCTTCAACGTCAACGAGGTCAGCAGCTACGCCGATGTTGATAACAACAGCAGTGCCCAGACCAGCGATGTTTTCGTTCGATGCGGCTGGCAGGTTGCACAGGTTAGCCATCTCGGCCAGAACAGCACCGTCAGCGGCGATTGCCAGAGCTTCGCCCAGTTGAGCCGAGTATTCAGCACGAACGTCGTAGTGGTTCATCGCGTCTTCGATGTCGTAGATCAGAACGTCGCTGGTCAACAGACCGTCGATGGTGATCACTTTCTCGGAGTGCTTGATGTCCTTACGCTTGTCATCCAAGTTCTCACCCGGTGCCAAGTAGTAACCTTTGGTGCGACCCATAACAGGGAAGCTGGCCGACTTACCATTCTGAATGGTGCGGACCATATGCTTGTCCATAGTTACCGAACGACGCACGAATGCAGTCAGGACTTCACCACCAAAGACCTTGAGGAACAGGGCCAGTTTGTCAGCAGCGTTCTGACCTTTGCCTTGGTTCGCGCCGATTTGTTGACCGCCAGTTGCGTTTGCCATTGAGTAGTTCTCCTTTGTGATTTCTAAAAGACGGACACACTCATCTCCTGAATGAACAGAGAGTTATGTTGTGTGTCGCAATAGTGAGGGTTTTTAAATGACTGGCTTTACCAGCTCGAAGCGCCAACCTTTGCTTCAACCGAACGGCGATAAGTTGCATCGTTCTGATAGCGTGGGTCAGACATAGCGGAGATCATCTCGCGCTGAGAGGCGAACCCTTCAGATGCCTTAGCGGCGACCGATGGAGCCGATGCGCGCTTGGTGGCGCTACGCTCAGGAGCCTTACCGAACTTCTTGGTGCGGGACTGCATACCCAAGTTGATGATGGTCTTGATCGAAGCGAGGTCTTGACGACCCATTGCTTCTTCGAGAGCTACCACAGCATCAGGGCTGTTGGCCTTGAGGTGCCCAATGATCTGGGTGAACTTCTCAGGACCACCAGCGAACGCTTGGATCTGCGAGACGTACTTCGAGGCAACAGCTTCTTGACCAGCGATGAACGACCGAACGAAACCACGGGAGTAACCCACGGCCTCAAGGGCCACCAAGGACGCCTCAGAGAGCTTCTGAGAGGTCTCATACTCGGCCTCAATGGCAGCGGCTGCATCAGCAGGAAGACCCAACTTGATCGCCTGAGCACGGAGCTGTTGGAAGCCTTCAGCGTACTCGTCGATCTCCTTAGAGGATTGGATCAGTTCAGCGTCAGGCTCGCCCAGTGGGGTGAAGTCATCGGAGTCAGTACCATCTTCGTCTTGGGCACTGTCCTCATCACCTTCCTCGGAGCCATCATTCTGATCATCACCACCTTCATTAATGACGTTACCTTCTTCGTCAAGCAAAGCAGTTCCTTGGTCCTCATTGAGTTCCAGAGAATCATCGCCATCACGGGCGCTAACATTGAGAGCAAGCATATTCTGCTCATGCTCAGTGATGTTGTTGCTGGACATAACCGCACCGTTCACACCAAAGGAGGCGTAAACATCTTCGGATCGGAAGCAAGCACCCATAAGGACTGCCATCGACATACCAATACCAAAACGCATAGAGTCTCCTTTCTTAAATAGGGAGCGATCACACTCAACGTCCGCCCTGAGGTTTCCGTGTCTTGTGTGTCGCAATAGTGAGGGTTTTTAAACTTGAGCGTTGATTGCCGAAGGTTGAACACCAACGGTATCCATTGCGGCATTCATTGCTTCTGGACTTGCAGTTGCTTGAGCAGCAGCACCTTGACCGAGACCAGCAGCAGCAGCCATACCACCTTGCTGCAACATCTCACGGGATTGCGCCTGAGCCTTCTCAGCTTCAGTCAGCAAGAGGCCCGTTACGTCGATCCCAATGGCGTTCGCTAAGCGCAACTTGATGTTCGACATGTTCAAGTCAGGGTCCTGTTGGAGCTGAGCCACTTGGGTCATCGCACCGAGGAACTGATTCAACTTGTCGAGATCTTGTCCACGACCCAGCGCTTCCACCCCAGTGCTCACAGTTGGCTCAACGGCTTCCTTTGGCATATCAGGGATCTGGCTTGTCGCCTGAAGCTGATTCAACAGGATGCGGACGATAGGCAACTGGAGTTCCTGAGAGAGGATCGAATAGACGCCCCCAAGGGTATCTTCCAGTTCAGACGCCACATATCGAATCTCTTCGGCTGTAACGCGCTCACCTTGTCGCTGCACTGCACTGTTCAGCATAAAGACGTAGCTCAATCGACCTTCAATAGCATCAGCTACCGACTTGGCTACTGTGAAGTCAGCGGTCTTCTCAAGTTGCAGGAACTCAATGTCAGACTTCTTGCCTGCCACAAAGTCACCGGTCTGGGCTTTAACCAAACGACGAACCTGAGTGACACCGTTAGGGTTGACCAATCCGATCACCTTAGAGGCGATCATTGAGAACTTGATCATGGCCTCATGGAGACTCTCAAGGGACGTTAGGTCACCAAGATATTCTTCCACATGGCTACGGCCATAATGTTCGCCATCACGCTTGGTCCATCGAACAGCGATCCACGGGCAGGCATCCACTGGATACTCACCTTCGGTGCCATCGACTTCCACACCGTCTATCTCTTGGTAGCTCAGATAGTTTCCTGACTCATCGTCGAGATAGACGTGGGTGTAAACTTCAACTTCCTGATCAGGCTTCATGTCCTGACCATTGGTGTCCATAGAGTTTCGGATGTCCTCTGGGAGGGCCGCATAGGCCACCTTATCGAGGGTCACGATCTGTAGGACAGACCCGAAGGCATCTCGCTGAACCGTGTGGTTATGCAGCGTGTAGAGCTTCATCGGGTTGTAAGCAGCGGAGCTTGCGTCAGGTGGTGGAAGGTAAAGCAAACCGGAACCTGCAAGGGCCAACTGACGGATCAACTCAAAGAGCGTCACTCGGTAGCTGTTGGCTTCCATGTAGGACATCAGGATTCGCTCAACCATACCCAATCCCTGTTCCACGACAGCCAGTTGCGAGGGGTCGGCAACGAGTTGCTTAGCCTGCCATTCAGACACCTTCAGCTTCATCCACGTTTGCAACGGGAACAGAGCGAGCATCACCTTGGCAGACAGGTTGTTCAAACCACGAGCGCCCACTGCTTGCCACGGTGTGGTGTAGTCAGTAGAGGCGTTGTCGGAGTCCTTAGGGAACAGAGACGGGATAGTGACCTTGGCGCAGTTCTCCGCACGGGTCTCGTAAGGAACACGGTCGTTCTTCAGGCGTTCATAGACGGCCTTTGCGCCTTCCTCAGCGAGTCCCTCACGGGCTGTAGTTGCCATGAGTCACCTCCTTTAAACGTTAAGGCCAGAGCCAGGGCTTCGAGCAACGGACAGGCCAGTCTTGCCCTTGGATCGAGCAGACTTCTTTGCGGCCTCAGTATCAGCCTCAGTGGTGTCCGTGGCGGTCTCTGGAGTCGCTACGGTTGCAGCAGGCGCAGGGGTTGCCACAACAGCAGCCGCTTCGGTTTGCTTCGGTTTGTCTTCTTTATGGACACCCAGCACGTCAGCCGCTTTGGTAACGCTTTGGATCGCCTTCTTAATCTTTTTGCCCATAGGGTTTCTCCTTGAGTTTCTGATAGATAACTTCAAACCGGCCTTCAGAGACCCGCTTGGTGTACGCCACGACCTTCACGCCAGCCCTTCGAGCAGACCTAAGGATCTCCCTTTGGATTGCCACACCGACAGCGCCACGAGCCTCAGGGAGGACGAAGCGCCAGTGAACTGAGAACACGATTCCCAGGTGATCATCATCCTCACCCACGCACGATGCGATCCCCATCAAGGACCCTTTAAGGTCCCTCACGGTTATCTCAATGCGCTCAAGTGATTCGACGGATTCAAGGACTCGGGTCTCAGCTTCTTGTCGTGTTGACTGCCAAGTGAGTTCGGTCATGTCGTCAATGATTCGACTCATGATCTCGCGGGCTGAAGAGGGTTGGCCGGGTTCCAATAGGACCGACCTTAGGATCATGCGGTGACCTTTGTGATCGCTCGCTTGACAGAAGGGGACTTAGCCTTCTTGGTGGTCGTGACGGTGCCAGTATCGGTGGCTGTTGCAGACGAAGAACCATCACCCTTATCGGCGGTCGCTGGGTCCTTCTCTACGGTTGTCGCATCGACACCAGTTGCGGTGCTTTGGTCAGAAGCGGATGCCCCAAAGTCCACACCCTTAGGTTCCTCAATGAGAACCGGCTCAGGGGCCTTTAGGGAGTTGGGGTCAGTCTTTGGAGTCTTGGGCTTGGATGAGAAGCACATGCTTATTCTTCCTCCTGTTCTTGTCGTTGACTCTCCTGCATCAGCTCAACGATCTCAGTGGCCGCGTTGCAGCCATCAAGGAAGCCCGCGATGTAGCTCTCGGAGTAGTTCGCCTTGCGCAACTCATCGACTGCGCCAGTGGCGAGCAGATAGGAAGCGTTGAGACGGACGTTGAGATACTCAGCGGAGGCTTGGGGGATGTCAGGAATGTCATCGGGGTTGCGGATGTGATGTTGAATTACTGCCAGCATTGGTCCTCCTTAAAGGATCTATAAGGAACAATCCCCATAGGTTGGTCGCAATAGTGAGGGGTTTTAATCCGCGAAGATCAGACACAACAGAGAGACCCACCACGGGCAGGTCAATATGATGATGATCAGTAGGATGATCTCGAAGGTGGTCATTGAGGAATCCAAAGGATTGGCTTCTTGGCATCGTGATCGAAGTCACTATCCCGAAGGATGCGAGCGACCTGAGCTTGGACCAGAAGGTCAGCCTCAGTGATGCCCTGCTTGTTTGCCAGGGAGACCATGCAGTCCCACAGCGTTGGAGCACCATTGTTGAAGACAAACCGAGGATCATCACCAGCCTCTTCACGAGACATTGAGGTCCAGTAAGGAACTTCCTCACCCTTCCGGGGGCCGGACTTCATGACCTTCGTGGTCTCATAGAAGAACTCAGGGGACTCAAGGAAAGCCTTAGCGGTCTCCTTGCCGATACCCGGAATCCCGCCGTAGCCATCAGTCACATCACCCATCATCGCCTGAAGCATGTGGAAGCCATCAGCGGCCGCCTCATCGTTCTTAACGAGGTCCATTTGGGTCAGCCAGAAGAAGTAACCGGGGACCGTGTTGAAGTCCTTATCGCAGCTCACAGAGACCATACGGTCACAGCCAGCCAGCGCAGGGTTAGTCATCAAGATCCCACAGACATCATCACCTTCCACGCCGTCCCACTTAAAGGATCGCTCAGGACCGAAGTGATCCATGATGCCCTCGCAGAACGCTGGGTAACCGACTGGTTTGCGCTTGCCTTTACGGTTCGCCTTGTAGGTCTCAAGGACCTCTTTGCGCCAGTTGTTCTCGCCCGAGATGATGCACAGGTCGATGAACTCGTAGCGATCTTCAGTCAGCTTGAACTTACGCTTGAGTTGACCGCCGATGTCCGCCTTGATGGTCTTAATGGTCCCGAAGAGAATCGAGCGAGCCTTGTTGTGGTCGCAGTTCAGGGTCCATACATCCTCGCCCCAGTCCACCTCTTCCTCGGCAGCAGACATCGCGCTGAAGATCAGATAGTCCATGTCGAGGGCGAGACCTACTTTAAGTTTCTGGGTCATTGCTTACCTCCTTGTTGAACCTTTCCACCGCAGTCGCGACAGGGTTGGCCCTGCATGTATTGAACAAGGCCACACTTCTGGCATGTGCCAAACATTGAGAACGAACTCAAACAGCACCTCCATAAGTCGAAAGGAATTCCTGACCGGCAGTCGTCAAGGACCAGAAGCCCATGTTCTTACCGGAAGTAGAGAGGCACGAGATGTGCCCCCGAGAGGACGCTTCGTTGACCAGCGCGATGCGGGACCGAACGAAGTCAGCTTGATAGGAACGGGCTTGCTTCTTGAGTTCCCAAAGGACCTTTAGGTACTCATTCATCGCTGCCACCACGGGCAATTCGACACTCGAAGCAAGCCCCGCAGGAGCAGGCCCGAGCGAGTACGGATTGGTCCTCATAGACGACCTTTACGTCACCCACTCGGATGCGAGACTCGTCACCTTCGAGTTCCTTTCGCAGGTCCTCTCTGAGGAATGTACGGATGCCAGAACGGAAGATGATCTCCAAGATCTGCTCATCGGTTTTATCACCAGTGAACAGGCCGACCTTGAAGCGCGCCTCACCATTAAGCTTGGCGAGTTTCTCAGCGGGAATCTCAAGGGAGTCCTTACGGATCTTCTGTAGATCAGCGATGGTCTCAGCCTTAATCACGATGGACATTGGGAAGCTCACGTTGAGTTTCAGAGTTTTAGCCATGGAGTTCTCCTTAGTGGCACTCGCGCCATGTGTCACCAATCTTGAAGTCGGTGTCTAACTGGCAACGGAAGTTGAATGATTCGCCTACCGAACGGATGGCGTCTTGAGAGACCTTTGCGACAATCTCAGCGATCTCAGGGGTGCGTGCAGCGATCTGAAGTTCATCGTGGACCCAAGCCATAAAGCAGAAGTCACCCGGATTCCCTTCATCGTCATACCAGCCGTGATACAAGCCATGTTCTTCCATGAGGACTCTCTCAACTTCCACCACCCACTTCTTGCAGATGATTGCCCCAGCGGACTGGAGCAGGAAGTTCAAGGCTGAGTGAGGTGACCGAACATGGATCTTGCGACCGTCCAGACCCTTCAACCAACGGCGCTTCCATTTGATGTCGAATCGCTTGGTCGCTTGGTTCCACTTCTGTTCGGTGATGAGTTGGTCAGCGATGGCACCCTGCAAGCCAGAGATGGCCGGGGTGTTCTCCATAAAGGACTTCTTGAGAGCCTTGCCTTCCTTCTTACCGCCTCCCACAAAGGCACCCACGAGTTCATCACCAGCGCCATAAAGGAACGCATAGATGAACGTCTTGGCTGTGCCACGTTGGGCCTCGTGTTCCTCGTTGTGCTTGTCACGGATGTCGAACTTGATAATCCCAGCGGCCTTGCCATTCACCCAGTGGATGTCACCATTGAGGACCGTTTCGGCATACACACCTTCGTCGAATGGAGCCCCATAGTGCCCAAGGCAGCGCAGCTCAAGGCCAGCCGCATCGGTGCCCACTTGACGGACGTTCTCCCAGCCCTTGCGTTTCTTCGCATGGATAGCTCCAAAGAGAGCACGGCAATGAGGCCCATAAGGGGAACTCGAAGACGGCACTTGGCCCATGTTCGGATAGCTGTGAGTTGCCCGACCTGTGCCTGCGCCATTCGGGTTGATGTTCCCGTGGACTGCTCCATCAGGCTTGACCATCTTCATCCATGCGTTGTCACCTTCCGCTAACATCCCGAGTCTCTTTTGGATCATCAGGTATTCGCGGATCAGCTCAATGCACTTCATCTTGTGAGGGTCATCGACCTTGATGTAACCAAGGGTCTCGTCATCGACAACAGGTGAACCGTTATCGGTGAACTCTATGGGCACCCAACCGGCATCTTTGAGAACCTTAATGAGGTGCGCTCGGGAGCCAGGGTTAAAGGTGATCTGTTCGATAGGCGTATAGGGCGCCCCAGCGAACGTCTCACGCTTGTCCCGTGTCCCGGTCTTGGTGAAGATGTCACCGACCTTCGGGTACTTGACTCGTGGGTAACGCTCAAGAGGTTCGCCCGTTACCGGATGCCTGAATTGCTCAGTGCCACCCTTAGCGACCCACCAAGACCCAAAGGTCTCGATGAGTTCCACGAGCATGTCCATGCGCTTGCCAGCCAGCTCCGAGAAGAGACGCTCAGCCGCATCCATATCGAATGGGAAGCCGTTGCGTTCCATCTGGGCAAGCGTCCAAGCCGCACCATGTTCCATGCGAACCGCTTCGATGCCCTGACCGTCACTGAAGTAGTGACCATCATCGAGAATCTTACGGAGCAACTTAGAGGTCACCCTAACGTCCTGCTCGCAGTAGTCCTCCATCGCTTGGGAACACTCAGCCCATTCCAGACCGGGCGTATAGGTGATCCCTTCGTTGGTGCACATGACAATGAAGTCGTGCTTGTACTCACCCTTCATCTCACCCAGACGATAGCCCCACGCTTCGAGAGCATGAGAGCCAAACATCTTGCCGGGGAGAATCCCAGAGCGGAGCAGTCCGGCGTCACGGTCGCGGATGTTGCTGTAGACCAGACGAGTAAGGACCAGAGTGTCAAGGATCTTCTTGCGGGGGATGTTCAAGCGCTTACCAAAGTAGAGACGCTTCAACTTGTCCAAGACAGGGATGTCGTACTTGATGAAGTTGTGCCCAACGATCAGGCCATCAGGCTTGGCAGCTTCCTCTTCGAGGGCCTTGATGTAGGCCGCAAAGGTTGACTCAT